GCCCTTGATCCGTCGCGATCAAAAGAAAATGCGAATTTTATATCGGTGCGGGCCACCAGGTTGGAGCCTTCGCTGAATTTCTCCAGGCCGTAATGGCAGATCGTGTCCACCTGGCCCTTTGCCGACATGATCGCCGTTGATCCGGTGATCGTTTTTTTGCAAATAGCGCAGGTCATCTGGAGGGACACCCTCCGCTTTTATAATACCGCCACCCTCCGACCCGGACCCCCAGGTGCAACAAAACGCAGCACCACCAGGGCGAACCTGATACGCTGGCGGCCTCTTGGTAGACCAGGTCGGACAAATCCCGGGGGAGCATGCCCGTGCGGTACAGATAATCATGCACCACTGACGCCTTGTGGGCGCGATCCCCGGCGAGCAGGTAGGCGACAGGCAGGCGAGGCACGCTGGAAAAATCGGTGATAAACATCTCCGGGACTACAATGGTCTGCCCGGCCACATCAGATGCATACTCCAGCGGCTTATTAACTCGCCACGATCCACGCCCGTTATTGGCGGCATCGTCGAGGAGGGTGACGTCGAGATCTGTTAAGAATTTGCTCATTTTCCCCCCAGGGACAACAGGGTGGAGGGCGTGTTCTCTCGCGCTCCAGCTGCGCAAAGTTTGGGCAAAACCTCCCACAACTCAGGGTGTCGCAAAACCGCGCTGTATGGAGTGGCGCAGAGGGCGGTAATCTCGACGGTTACCAGGTTGTCGTTTACTGCCCGGGCCGATACCAGGCCTGCAGCCTCATAGCCATTGATCGCCTGCTGCCAACTGGCGCAGCCGGGGAGCAGAATGGCCAAAGCGCACAGGAGCAATAATGATAGTTTTTTCATGGTTTCTCCGCTGTAGCGAGGGTGGCATGATAAATAAACAGAGCCGTGATGGACTGCTTAGTGAACTCGACAAATTCGGCGATGGGTGCCTGGCCGAACACCACCAGAGCCGCCCAGGTGGTGTACATGACCGCTCCTGCTAATAATTTCTGGTTGATAGTCATGGCGGCGATCAGGCAAGCGATCCGCCGGCAGCCCGGTAAGCGGCTTCCAGCGCAAGGTAAGAGTTTTCGTGTTGTCCGTATCCAGCACCTGGCAGCGAGGCCCAAATATTTGAAACCTGCTTGATAGCAAGAGAAAGGAACCCGGCCTCGATATTTTGCAATGCACGGCGCTCCTTGATCTGCTGGATGGCAATGGCGTCTTGCGATGCCGGTGAGAAATCGGGCAGCTTGAGCGACTGTGAATATGCATCGTAATATCGCGCCAGCAGTTGGTATCGTCCAGCCGCCGTCGATGCCAGGCCAGGGCGCAGGTGGACCAGCTTGCGCGGATGGTCAGAATAGTCAAAAAAAAGCAGGGGCTTGGCCGGGGTCGAGCCGACAATGACGTTGTAGCCATGGTCGCTCTTGCGCAGCAGCGCCTCGCCAATCTCGCTATGCGCGATCATGTCGAGGAAGGCCTGCAGGTTTCCGGTTATCATTGATTGCCTCCTCGGTGCTCTGTTAATTCCTGGCCGGTCAATACCAGCCGATTGCGTGATCGTAAGTGGCGACCTGCTCAGCACCCGCGCCTCCGGCCACCATGGCCTCGATCGTAGCTTTATGGATAACCTCTTTGCCCCAGATGTTGCCGTTTCGGTCATAAAGAGCGGCGCTCAACTGGCGCATCTTGGCCACGGTTAATTGGACCAGCACCCGATTGCCGCCCTGGTCGGTGTCGGCGGTCATCCAGTACCCAGGCTGGAGCGGCGGTGGCACCCGTATCAAAGCCGTCCCGGACAGTCCAAGGTTGCTGGCCACGGCACAGCATGACTCAATTGTTTTAGTTGCCCAGGCGTCGGCGTAATACTGATGGCCATCAAAAGTTATGTTAGCCCGCTGCAGCTCGGCGCTGATCGCCTCGATCTCGGCAATCTTGGCAGCGACGGCTTTGGTGAGCGCGACCCCATCTCTGGCTTGCCGCCACCCCGGGATCTCGACCCAATCCCCACCTTCCCATCGATACCGGTCAGGTTGCGATTGCCGCCACTCGATCTCCCGATCGGTCAGTCCGGCAAATCCAATGGCCCCGGCAACCTCGGCCACCGAAAATCCAAGGGTGAAAATCGGGGCGTTGTCATCCTCGATCAGGTCATCGGAGTCGACAACAAAGCGGCCGTCCAACATGCCCATCCATTGGCGTTGCCAGCCGGGCATGTTTTGCTCTCGGATGTAATCGTAGTCAGCCCTGGTGTTACAAATCGTCGGTACGTCTCGCATAGCTTGCCTCATGATAATGTGTAAAATCGGTCTATCCTTTTGACCGTGGCCGTAAAGGGCACCTGGTCGCCATATTTTTCGAGCTGCTCGATCAGGACATCTGACCCGGTAAAAAGTACCCGCCGCTCGTTATCAATTTCCATTTGCAGCAGGAGGCATTTGCCACTCCTGTTTTTTTCGTACTTGGATCGCCGGATGTTAAAGCCAATCACCTCAACTTCCCGGTCCAGAATCTGGTCGATCTTGATCTTTTCGCCATCAAGCGGCGAAGACTCCTCGGCGAAGTCGGCAAACCGCTTAGCATGCATAGGCGGCTTCGAGCTCCTGGAGCTTGGTGGCAACCGCCAGATTGTGCGTGTTGGCCCACATCAACCAGCCCCTGGTCGACGCCAGCGATGATCTTGCCTGGTCTTTGGTCATCAAGCCATTCAATATCTTTTGCGGTAATGCTGCCAAGCGGCGCTTGACTCTAGTTGCGGTGCTTTTGCGCAGGAGGATGTGATTCTTAAAATGTCGATATCCAAGGAAGTCGACGCCATGGCTTATTGGGAAAACCTCGGCAAAACTAAAATTGAGCTTGAGACGATCGGCTAGGAAATGGCGGATGGTCTCCTTGGCCCGCTGCAGGAATGGCTTGTCGTCGCTGAATAAACAAAAATCATCACAGTATCTCAGGTACCCACGCACCTTGAGATGGTGTTTGACCAGCTGGTCAAGCTCGTTGAGATACAGGTTGCCGAACCATTGCGAGGTGTAGTTACCAATCGGTACGTTTTTGCCACCCGGGTAACTGAAGATGACATCGTCGAGCAGCCAGAGCGTGTCCGGACACTTGATCTTTTGCCGCACGATCCCAGCCAGTACCTGTTGGTCGATGCTTGGGTAAAACTTGGCCACATCGCACTGCAGGCAATATTTATATTGGCGGACAAACCCCATTGCCCGACGGCTGCCGGCATGCTGGCCCTTGCCGATGCGGCAGGCATAGGAATCGCTGATCATGATCCGGTCCCAGATTGGCGAGAGTATGGCCATGATGGCATGCTGGACAATGCGATCCGGAGCAAACGGCAGCACAAAGATTTCTCTGGTTTTCGGCTCGTGGATCATCTTTGATTGATACCTTGAGGTGGTAAAGGTTTTATCCAGCAGTGACTGCCGGATCCGCTCCAGGTTTCCCGGGATATCCTGCCCAAAACGCTGCACGTTATGCATGTGCATCTTGCCACGGCTGGCCCGTTGGTAGGCGAGCAGCAGGTTGGCAGGGTCAGTGATCTTGTCGAACAAATTTCCGTGTCTTTTCATTGCAAATACCGGTCGTGATTTTCGGCGGACCTACTGGCCACAACCGGTCTCCGTTATGTGTTTTGCCTTTAGGTTTCCCTACTCGACAAGGAGCAAGCGCCCAGCCAGGGAGTTTGACTTACTATCCTGTATCCGGGTGCAACTGCGAGAGCTGATATTCGAATTCGTATTCGTACGATTGTTATTCGCATTCCGAGAGCGCGAACTGCAATTCGAACTGTTATTCCAATTACCGCCGGCCAGCAGCCGCCAAAGGCACTTGCCCCTTTTTCACGCGCGCGTGTTACGCCTGGCGCCGGGCGCAACCGCGAGCGCCGAGCCTCGAATCCGCATACGCACGAGTGCTATCCGCACGCCGCGAGCGCGAACCGCAATACGAACCGTAATACCAATTACCGCCGGCCAGCAGCCCGACAGCCCCATCGGCACCCTGGGTGTACTGCTGCCCCCGACCATTGGTGGATTTATAACTCCATGCTCCGTTGTAAACGCTGTCATGGTTGCGGTAGACATGTCCACCGTCCACCCACTGCCAGATCACCCCGGTGGCATCCTCGCAGCCGCAGTTGGAGATGATGCGTCGGCCCAGGTTGCCGTTGACCTCGACTCCACCATTGGAAACACCTAATTTCAGGGCAGCGGTGCAATCATTGGGAGTGCCTGCGGTGATCACCGCCGAAGCCGATGGTCCGAAACTTCCGGGGCACGAAACTACATAGGTGGTACCGTAGGTGACGGTCAGGCCTCCCGCCCAGGGGACAGCGGCACGGATGGCCACCTGGAGGGCTGCGGCGATCAAGGCTCCGGTGTTGAGCCCAGCGGGAGCAAACGATACAATCGTGGGTGATTGTCCGTTAAGTGCGACGGTCAGCGATTGCGGGTTGGCCGCTGCCGAGATGTCGGTTGATGGCGATGCCGCGCTGGTCGAGGTTCCGTCGGTAGCCCCGGTGGTATCTCGGTGCATGCCGGTAGTGATTGGGTCAGCTGATCCTGCGATATTGGTGGCCTCCGGTGATCCGTAAGCAACCGCCGAAAACTCCAGCTCGTATAGCATCCGCTTGCCGACCGCAGCCAGATCATCGCCGTGGCTCCAGTAATCACGAGTGTCGGTCATGGTGGCACCGTTGATCGACCTGGTGGTCCCTGCCGTCCCGGATTGCAGATAGATATCCACCCATATATCGGCGGTGGCTGAAAAGACCATGCCTTCCGGGCTGCAGGTGGGTCGCCAGTTGAGGTCCCAGATCGATGCGGGCAAGATATCGCCGGTCAAGAATCCGGTCAGGGTGTGGCTGGCAATGGTACCAACCGAGAGACACAAGCAGTGGAATCCGCCGATCTTGCGGCTTGTGTCGGCGGTGTAGCCGGTCGGGACCGTGGCGTTGGCCGAGATGAGCAGCCCTGCAGGGGTGGCATACAGGTAAAAATCCTTCCCTGCTCGATTGGCGGCCACTGTGTAATCGGTGACAATGCTGTCCCATGAGGCCGCAACGTCCAGGCCAATAGATCGTTGCGTAAAGGGCAGCATCGATCCGTTGACGGCCACCGCGAGCGCGGCTGGGGTGACCAGGGTTTTCCGACCGGCGGCCGTTGATGAAGCCTCGACCGCCATCAGTCCGGATCGCTGGTAATGGACCGGCGAGGCCTGGATCAATTTTGCGCCCATCGATCCCATGGGCGGGTACGCTGCGTATCTCATTATGACCACCGAATGCCGTACAGGTTTCCCGCAACCCCAGCGGATTTCACCAGGCGCAGCGGCAATCTTGCCGGGACGATCAGCACATTATTGGCGGCGCTCAGCACCGACGCTATCCCGTCCTGCACTAACGGGGTCCAGTGCGCATCGTTTGCTTCATCTGGATTTTCAACCCGAGGCACCTGGATCGCGGCAGTCTCGGTGGTGACCAAGCCCACGATCGACAGGGTGCCTGAGTTTCCGCCGGTGACAAACGATTTGACGGCTGCATCGGCGGTGGCTGGAAGTATAAGATTCATATCAATCATCCTCTCTAGTTGACTGCGTGTTGTGCGCCTGGGCGCGTTGTTGCAAGGCTTGCCATTCGGCTTGTATCATTTTTGCATCTCCTGCCGCAGGGACACCATAGCGGTCCATCAATCCCATGAACGGGTCAGGGTGTAGGGCGAGGTGATAGAGCTGCACCCCGCAAAGGACCATCAGGAGCAATCCGGCGGCGATCAGGAGATTTATCACTACAGCGCGCATGCGCTACCTCCCCCGCTTAGTCGGCATGTCGCAGCAATCCTCTTTGCAATCCCGCTGCGCCGTCCATAGATTATCAATCGCCTTGTCGTTGTCGGCTTTGTGCGCCACTAAATCTCTCTGCCAATCACACCGACTGTCCTTGAGCGCCGATCGCAAGTCGGCCCACATTGCCATCACGGCGAGCAGCAAGAGGCCGCCCACCGCCACCAGCGCCGGCCAGTCGGATGCGCCGGTGATGGTGTAGGATTTGTCGGTCAGCTTTTCCAGTAATTTGAGTAGTTGGGCGAACTGATCCGGCGTCATCATTTAACCTCGCAGGCGGCTAGTATTTTTTGCATGGTCACACCTCGTAAACTGCAGCGGTTAATCCCTTGCCGGCCCTGCCGACGATCACGCCGTCCAGTACCGTAACTCGATCCCCTTTGCGCCAAATCTCCTGACTGGAAGCGCGGTGCAATCTTCCGGATTGATCCCGGACCAGATACCAACCCGGAAAAATGGCAGAGGTAATGGTCCCGGTCACTCGGCCTCCTTTTCGATGGTCAGCTGCATGGAATGGTTGACCTGGTCGCCGCTGCGGATTTCGCGCAGATCGATATTGGTCACCAGGCCTCTCCAGGCCACCTGCTCGATGTCCTGGATCTCCACCAACCGATTGACCCGCAGTCCGGCAATCGGCTCAATGTCGACCGTGACAATCTGGCGCGGGCTGCAGCTGGCATCAATCTCGTTGCGACCCCGCTCGATCGCCACCGTGGTGGAGGTGATCAAGGGGTCAGATATATCCGGTCCTGGCTTGTCGGCGGGTTGGCGCTGGACCACAACACTGATCATACGGCCGGCTCCATGTAGACGACGATCAGGATCGAGTAGGTTTCGCCGTCTGCTAAGGCCAGGGCCGGAGGGTTGAGCACATACTGCTGGAACGATACCTGCATCACGGCGGTGCCGATACAGGGCACCCCGCCGGTGGGCGTTACCGAACTGCCGGCACTGGTGAAGCTCCCCGCACCAAAACTGGAAAAAGTGACGCTCTCGGGGATGTAGGACAAATCCCGTTTGTCAGTGGTGGCAAAGCTTAGCTCTTGGGTGCGCTCACGTGTGACAGTCCCGGTCGACTGAATCCCGCCGCTGGAAGCGGTCAGGTGATCGATACGCAGCTTGGATTTATCGTAGTGGACTAGGAAATAGGGAGAGTCACCGGGGCTGAACGAGGTCTTGCCGTCGTTGGCAATATCGTCAAGCTCAATCAGCGCAATCGCGCTGCTGTCCGCGTCCGTACCAAAGTTGATTACAAGCGTTGCTTGAGTGGTCATGCGATGGAGCCCTCAGTGATGAATTGTACCTGTTCAGGAGTGACGCTGTCGCGTCCCGCCCACTTTCTTGCCCTGGTGGTGTAGGTTATCTCTGCCAAACTTTCGCCGTCAATCGAGGACACGATCCTGCCATCTTCGCTGGTAATGACCGTTCCTAGGCTCACTTGCTTCCATACCAACTCCGACACCCCGTAAATCGGATACGCGGTCCTGGCCTCTCCGGACACGAACTCGACGATCTCGGTTTCCTGTCGCTCCTCGACACCAAGATCCTCAAGGAAAACCCAATCACCTCCCGTATGGCGGAGCGTGAAATCGTCAATCCATGGGGTCTGGTAGACGCGGATGTAGTGGAGATTTTCATCGACAACCTCATCTTCCATCCGGTACGAGTCGCTGCTGGTCATCTGGTCAGATACCAGGTACCGATTGTACCCGGCGCGATGTTCGTTTCCCTCGGCGGCCTCATAGATATCAAGAACCTCGTTGATCACTGCCGCTGGAGCGGCCTCGCTCCATTGCGGCACTGGCACGATATAGGCCGACTCGACCGTCAGCGAGCCGTCCCGTTCTGAAACCAATATAGCCCCGGCAGCGGCCGCCAGCGTGCGTAGCAGCTCTAGCGGATCCTGATCGGTGACGTTCCAGGTCGCCGGAGGGATGAACCAGTCCACCGTGCTCCAGTTGATCGTGACAACGCCGCCCAGTTGCGCGGCAAGCGCCGATGCCATCCCGGTCAACTCCCCGGTGAGGGTCTGGGCGTAGGGTCTGGCGAGGATTAAGGCGGCTGGGCTCAGGCAATGCACAGTGTAGGTCCACGCGGATCCATGGACGCGGCGGCGAGATTTGGCCTCAACGGTCAGGAGGTACTCGTCGCCATGCAGCAAGACGGTGATGTTTTGCCCCCGCTTGAACAGCTGGTAATCTGCCGAGGTGGCGAGCTCGATGCTGCCGGTGATGACGTACTCCGAGCGTTTCCAGGCGATATCGATGCTGATCGGGTCGATCACTTGGCCGGCAACCGTCACGGATTGCACCAGGCCTGGGTTAATAATGCTGGGCACTTCGACGTGGCTGTATAAACGGGTTGAGGCAGCCATGACCCTGACCACGTCCGTAATTTCGTATAGGTGCTCCATCTCGGCACGGGCCTGCGCAACGATCATCCCATAACTATGGGAGACAAGAGCCCTCCCTGTCCCCAGAATATCAAACAGGTGATCTGACAGAACGCGAAGAGACTGGTAAGAGGCGTACTCATGCAGAGTTATCTTCCTCACCGCACCTTTATCTGTATAGGGGTGCGTGGAGAGAGTAGCCACGGTGAACAGGTAATCGAAAGAGTGGTCGACTTTGGCTCTGATACCGTCACTTATGGCGTAGACATGGCCTGTTTGTGTTCGATATATTGCCTGATGCGCGTAGGCATGCACGCAGACGCGGCGCGGAACCGTGAGGCTTGCGTAGGTATGCCGAGACAGAGATTTAATGGCGATCGCAGATCGATAGGGATGATCAGTTGTTGTCCGGGCAGGGTAGGCATACTTGTGCTCAGAGATAACCGCCGCGACAAGTTCAAGGATGGAATAGGAATGCTCTGCAAGGGCCCGGGAACTTACATAAGTAGTCCCTCCCCCTTCGACCATACTGAAATTGACAGCGTTCGCGGCTGGAGGGGTGTACCCCGAAGCCATCGTGAGGTTGGCAGCACTCGCCGCCGGTGGCGTATAGCTCATGTCGCTGGGATCGGTACGATCCCGTCAAGAACCTGAGTATTTTCTCCGGTGTCCCCAATGGCTTCTACCCTAAAACTGTCCCCAGGGTTAGCAAGAACAGTCAGGGAGTATGCCCCTGAAGATGGGTCAGATAGGGCTTTACCAGCTGATCCAAAGTCTACTTTATTTCGATAGGCAAAGATTGCCCTCTTTACAGGCTCTGCAAAAGCGTCCTCTACGGTCCCTGTTATGATAGCCGGCTGTGGTGCCAGTAATGCTCTTACTGGGTGGGGGACGACCCTCAAAATAGCCATGCTTACACCTCCTTGATGACGACATAATTGTTGTTGTACAAGGTGAAGACTCGGACATTGGTTCCGTCCGTGAGTTGATGAAGATCTAGGTTAACCAGAGGCGTAGAGTTCCTAATCCAGACATTAGGGAAAAACCCTGGCAATCCCCCTGCCAATGACATGCACCCTACTAGATCTACCAAATGCTCCGAGTTTAAGGGTTCCGGATACCCAGCACCGAGAATATAGGGACTGGCACTAAGCCCTCCGAATGCTGTTGATTTATTCCCCCCATGATCCACCAGCATCATTACTCCAGAGCTGAACGAGGTTCCGTTGTTGACGAAATAATTCATCTCTTGAGACAGTTTGGCCCCGGCGTTGTAACTGTAAGCCACCGTGATGGTCACCGTTGAGGCATCCTTGGCGGTGATCGCTGCGGAAGTTCGGTCAATTCTGGTCAAATCTCGGATGAAAAGTCGGTCTCCCAACCTCCAGGTAGCCGGGACAGTTCCGACATTTATCACCACAGAGGAGCCAGCAGTGATGGTGCCTGAGCTCGTCACTACCGTGGGGTCATAGATACTGTCCCGGAGCATCCCGAAGAAGATTGGGTAATAAGTGGAGCTCCCACTATTTTGCCTGGAGATTCCAAAGACTGAGTTAAGATCGCCGTAAATCCATAGGATTGGAACGTCAGCGTCGGCAATGCTCCAGTTGTTGGTAGCACCGTACTGCTGGATCCCGGCATGGGTGGAATTGTTCCAGTAAAGCCATCCAGAGACAAAGATATAATTGGCCAAATATTGTACTTTAAAATACATGTCTTGGGTGCCGTCTTCCCCCACCGATTTGACGACAAAGTAATCGTTAGTGGAGATAGTGTCCTGGCTAACCGCGTAAACCGCATCATGCAGCGTCCACCCAATCCCCGTAGTTGAGTAGTCATAACTGCCATTGCGCCTGCAAACAAAATCCCGAAAGCGTTTAAAGACTTCGGCGCGGTTGGCAGTAGCCACCCCAAGTAAATTAGCGTAAGCCATTTGAATCTCCTGTTATGAGTGTGCTCCACCGGCACCGTTTACAAACTAAGATAATATTCCCCTCTACCAACATGCGCTGCGTTGGTATCCCGCACTCTGGACAAGGGATTCTATTCACTTTAGGTAGTTGAACAGGGGCTATGAATTCCTGAGGCGTTGGATTGGCGGCGATGAACGCCTGTCGATCCTCCTCCAATTTTTTTGAAACTAGAGATGAAAGTTCAACCACGTCAGTGACTTCATTCTCCTTCGCCAAGTCGAGAAATATCTTGATCGTCTGCAGGGTGTTGGGTGAAAAAGCATCAAGGTTCATCAGCACTCCCAGTGGTAAATCGCACGGTCAATCTTCCCCATAAACAGGAAGTAGGAATAGTAGGGGTTCCCACTATATCCCACCAAAAATCCATTGGGGGAACCACACTGCATGCGGGCATCCCAGCCAGCATATCGATCAAGTTCTCGAGTACCCACAGGCAGACACAGATCAGGGTACGCAGCGGCGGCCAAAGCCAAAGCCCCCGCAGAAACATCCCCACATCCATACCCCCCGGCATAGAGGTCGCTTATGGACTGTTGCTCAGACACCCTGTACGCCCCTTTGGTTGCGTGGAACCAACCATTTCCAGCAAATTCGACTTCTGAATCTGGTAGGCTACTAAAATCAATTGAGGGACAACCTGCCCCGGCATATGCCCATTGTCCCAACGTCGACCTCAGTGCCAATGAATCTGATCGTCCACAGAGATCAGAGACCTCAACCATCACCATCCCGCAGGCATTCCGGGTCAAGAGATTGACCGTCCTGTTGTTGGTGACGAGGATCATCGTCCCGCCCTCAAACCACGAATTAACATTGTGGGTGGTCAGGGTGAACGGAGGCATCCCCTCTCCGATAAAGAGCTGGTGCGTGCCGGTTGCGTTGGTGACATCGGTGGGGTCAACAAATCGAACAGGGGCGATTCCGTCGCAACAGTTCTGCGAGATAACCTGCTGCTTGACCTCGATCGTCCCACAGATTCCATCCTTGGGGGTGACACCAACAATTTTTGTGGCCGGACCATAGAGCCCTTTGTAAAAATCAGCCCCGTTGACGATTGAAATACCCCCTTTCATGAGCGAGGTTTTGACGTTACATTTGGGGAGTGTCACCGCGGGGGGATGGCAGCAGTGCTGCAGGTAAAAAGCGGTGGCATTAACCGGATCAGCGGTCGAAGCGGCGCAGTCAGCATAATCCGTGATGACGGTCCGGGTTCCTTCGTAATAAAATCCGGCCTCCATCCCCTCCGGGCAATCCACGGCCTGATCAACAACCTCGCTGGAATACTCCTGGTCATAATCACACGCGCACTGCACAACCTTGCGGATAGTCTCCCAGCACTCCTTCTTTGTGTCTTCTGGCACCACATACTTGTCGTCATGCGTGCAGACAACCGCGTCGTTAGCAGTCGTCTCGTCGATGTCTGGCGGGGTCAAGGTCAGCGGTTCCACTAAAAAGTGGTAGAAAACCAGGATCTCGGCTGGCAGCAGCTCCTTCTTGGCGACGTCTCCAGGGATATTGATTGTGACTTGGTCGTAGCTTGTCTGATATTGCACCGAGAGCGTGCCGGTTGCGGGCTCGTTGAGATTGATCGTCGTTCCCTTGAGGGTAACGATTGGAGGCTTGCCGCTGGAAGTATTCACCACCCCAGCCCATCCCATAGCCAGGGCTCCGACAACTGGGAACTCCAGGTCTTTGACCAGTTCATTATCAAAAACGATACTGTCCGTGACCAACTCTTGGATCGTCTTTATTTCCTTAATAGTCCCCACGCCCACATCAATGACTAACTGGTAGACCTCCGCGTTGTGAGACCGGACCACGTTCACCACGGCGTCCCAGGAATAATCCTCGGTGACAGTGCAGGTCACGATCTCGATAGTCTCGGCGATCAGGGGCCAGAAGCCATCCTCAGGAACGGCATCGGAATAGTTTCCGTCAGCGTCGTACTCCACTTCCTTGCCGCTAAGGTGCCCTTCGCAAGGATCGATATCGAAAACAGCATCAACAGCAGCTGCACCATCTGCAATGGTGGCAGTGTCGTCCCGACCCTCGCCATCGAGAAACACCCGGATCCAGTAGTTCTCCGAAACGGCTCCAGCGGAGCTGTCAAAGGTGATGATCAAGGCCGGCTGCACACTCATATTTCTCCCCCGCCAGAGGTGCTTTCGTAGCGCAGATCAAGTACCTCTCCAGTACAGGTGTCGTAATAGACCGTCGGTACCCCTCCGTCAGCCATGTCTGATGCGAAATCGACGTTGTCGACCAGCAAGGCCCCGTCGGGGCAGTACTCCAATAGATCAAGCACACAAGGAGGGATGACCAAGGTCATGATCTCAGCGTGAGGCTCTCCATCGTCTCCAATGTACGAAGCGGTTACTGTCGCTTTTGCCGAGACCAAGGAGTGGCCAACGTCAATCATTGTAGTCGTGGTCGGGTTAATAACTGCCGGCGGGACGGTGATTGGTTGTACTGGGGCAGGAGGAAGCCCTTTGTTGAATCGCAGGATAACTTTGTGGGAGAACCCTTGAGCGGCGCCAAGCACACGCAGCACCCCGTACCCTTCCCCGGACAGGGTGATCTTGGAACCAGTGACGGTGATGTCAGGCGCCGTTGATAGAGGTGCACTGAACGCATCAACAGGCGGCAGCTGCCACTCGGCCGTTCCGGCGATAACGTTCCAGGGCAGGATCGCGGTATCAGATCCAGCGACGGCGACATCAATCTCCCGGACCATCTCAATGGCAGTTCCGACAGAGACAGTACCGGCAGATGACGACATGCTGTACGGAAGCGCCGGAGGATTCGGCCAAACATAGACAGTTAAGGTGACGATCAAGCTGCCGTCGGTCCCGATCGTGGCCGCTGCGCATTTCTCCAGCTGATAATCCCGAGCGCTGCCGCCGGAAGCAGCCTGAGCCACCATCCTGACCATGTCCGTCAAGTTGGCGTTATTTTGAGAGATCGGGGTTGTTTTTTGTTCGAGGGTCACCCAGATATCGGATGCCCCAGAGGCAAGGCCCCCCTCAAAATTTACGCTTAGCTGTTGGGTTGTGCTCATGCGGTCGAATCCACAATGACTTCTTGAGTGCAGTAATCCACAATGATTGTTCGTTGGTGCTTGCTTGCGGTCACGTCATCCAGGGGATGGCTGGGGCGGGTGGCATCCCCGGAATCTCCTCCGGAACCTCTGCCGCACTCTGTCCCTTCCTTCGCCATTTCTTCAGCGGTCGGTGGCGGGTCGAACTGGAGAAACACGGGCCGCCCCCCGATCGGCAGGCCAATCAGATACGCAGAGTAAAAATTCTCCTCCGCATCCGCCCGCTTGGGGATCGTGAGGATGTACTCGTCACGCTGTGCCGTATACTGCACCCGGAGCGATCCGTAGACCGGAGCGGAAACAGTCACGTCCCTGCTCGTGATCGTGACTGCCGGGTCTGTGACTTTCACCCCGTCGGAGTTATAAGCACTCGCCCAGACAGCGGATCGTACAGTGGCGGCGGGATATTTAAGGGCTGATTCGGTGTCCAAACTAAAGTGCAGCGTCTCATCCACATCCACTCCGGTCGCCTCCGGCCCAGCAAGCTCCCCATGCGTGACGGTCAGTTGGTACTGCACATCTGGGCGCAGCTTATAAACGTAGACGGCACAGACCACGTCCCCGTTCGCCATCACCCCGCAGTCCACTTGAGCCTGATACGCATCACTGTACAGCAGGCTGGCCAACTGCCGCGCCATGTTGCCTTTGGTGACCAGGCCGGTATACGGCTTCCAGTCCTCCTGCTCAATCAGCAGGAGCTCCCCGGAGTCCCGTTTCTCCACCGAGGCGGCGGAGAAGTTGATGGTGAGATTAAGCTGCTGACTCACAGTCAAACGCCATGGTCTGAGAACTGCTGGCAATAACTCCAGCCCCGGCCGGGGTCTGTCGGTAGATGAAATACCCTATGGCGGCGGGGTGAGTCTGGAAGACGATGGTGTTGCCTCCCGCCCAGGTGCCCCCGAACCCCGCGAAGTACAGGGTGAAATATGGCTTGGTGAACGCCGGGTTGCTGGGCGCGAAATCAGCCCCAGTGGCTCCTGTTCCCACGGCCCCGACCGTATCCCCACTGACGGTAAAGTGGGTGGGGTCGGTGAAGGTCAGGGTCCAGGTCTGTTCGATGGTGCCGATGTTGTCGCAGAGGACTGGGTAGGTGGTTTCATCAAAAGTTCCTGCGCCAGTCTCGACCCAATTACTGACCGAGCATTTGATCTCGGCATTCTCGTACACCGTTGACACACGGGTACCGGCGGCAACCGTGTAGCTGTTGGCAAGCACCGAGGTGGTTGTGATGGTGACCTGCAAGCCGACAACTACCGGAGCCCCAGAAATAACGTGAAACTCTTCGTTGCCGGTGGTTGAGGTTGCCGAGACCTTATCCGAGATAACGATCGCGCCTCCATTGCGGAACATCCCGGTCAGGGCTGCGTTTTCAACCGTAACAACGATGGTACTGGAGGCAGCCACCGCGTTAGTTGAGAGATTGGCGGCGCCGTGTTTCTCCTCGGCCCCGCTCAACTCAGATTGAAAATTACGCTGCGTTGCTAATACCCACCAGGCATACTCATCGCCGGCGGTCGGCCGATCCTGCCAGAGCCGAGCGTTCAGCGCAGACAGATCGGAATCGTTGGCAATCTTGTAGAACTCTTTGCGGACCACAGTCCCGCCGGCTGTCCGCTCGGCACGGCCAATGTCGGGGAACAGGTTGTTCTTTACCCCGGAGACGCTCCGGTTGGCCGACATCCGACCACCATTGGTGGCGGCGACATCGGTGACGCCGGTGGACTTGTAGGTGAGCAGTTCGCTATCGATTATGGGCATGTTAAACCTCTATCAGGGTGATGTCGCCGGAGTACCATTCCGTGGCGGTGGGGTTGCTGTGGGTCGAGGCGTCGTCGGGCTCGACGGCGGTGGCAGTAATGAGCACGGTATACGTGCCGCGATGATGGGCAAGCGTGACCGGTTGGCCCAGGGCTGCCATGGCCTTAATCGCCTGCACCTGGGCCAGGGTCAGGTGGCGATCGCTCGACAGGGTGAGGGTGCGGCCACCCGACAATGGATCGATCTGCAGCCGGGAGACCCCTCCCAGGGTGCGGCGTTGAGAAACCACCACATCGGCTGCGGTTTCGATCCCGGAGAGGACCAGATCATCGGACAGGGTAAGCGGGCCAAGGGTGACGGGCATCAGGCGCTCCTCAATCGATCCATGCGGGCGAATTCTTTTTTCAGGCGGACAGCATCAACGGCTGCAGCCTGCACCGGGACCGAGCGACCAGGGCCGAAGTTGAGATTGATGGTCATGGCTTCGCCGCCCAACACTTGCCCACCGGTGGCAAATCCTACCGGTCCACCTATAGCGAAACGGGGGATCTCTGGCATCTTCATGGAGTTGAGGGCGTGGAATATCCCGGCGCCAAACTTACTGACAGCTTCCTTCCTGATCACGAATTCCCCGGCTTCAAGTAGGGCGCTGATGCGGTCGCCTCCACCGTACCCAGGTAATCGGCCACCGCGTGCAAAGCGCTGGATTATGCCCCCGGTGGCGTGGGCCTGAACCTCACGTATCGTCAGTTTTACCTCGCGGTCGCGGGCCATTCTGTCCAGCGCGCTGTCAACGGCGTCAGCCGCCGAAAGCCCTCGACCCTCAAAGTCTTCGTAAACTCGGCCCCAATCAAGCGAAACCTGCTTGGTGGTCTTTGCGCTGGTATCTTGTACGGTTTTCTGTACGCCTATCCACCGGCCCTCAACCTCTTTAAATTCAATCTCTGCTTGCTTGGCGACCCCCTCAACGGGGTTTACCTCTCCAGCCTTAACCGCTTCAAGTTCTTTGCGGAGAGCGGATAGCCTGGAAGAGATGGTGTCGAGTGTTTTTGACCCTTGCTCGGCGTTGTCAAAGCTCTGCGCTGCTCCTGCCATGGCCTGCTCGATCATTAAGGAAGCATCGGCTTGTGCTCTCGCCCAGTACTCGGCCTTGGCGGTGTCGCCAGTAAGGCGGTTTGATTGCTCGAAAAGAAATTGGAATCCTTGCCCAAGCAAGAGCGACCCCGCGTAAGCCATCTTCAGCGACCCCGATAGCCACGACAGCGACTTGTAGGTTTCGTTGAATCCAGAGGCGCTGTCGGCTACAAATTGCAAAACTGCAAGAGCGCTTTCCTTGGCCCACTGTCTCCACGATGCAGCGTTGGTGGTTACGTCTGCCGATTGCGTTTTCAGGAAACCTGACACCTTCCCCATGGCTTCTACGAAAAAGGTGTTATTGGTAACAACCTCACCCAGCGCAGCCTTCAGGTTGAACAACTCGGTGGTTATGCGATTGCTGGCCGCAGTAAAACTTTTGGAGGCGCCCAGGGCTGCTCCCCCGAATCTTGTTTCAAGGGCTGCTGCAAATTTTGGGAGAAATACATCCGAGAAGATTTCCCCATTCTGGAGCATTTTGTCGAGTTCAGCGGTGGTTACCCCCATCGCTTGTGCGGCGATCTGGAATGCTCCTGGTAATCGCTCGCCCAGCTGGCCCCGCAATTCTTCAGCGGATACCTTCCCCTTGCTGATCATCTGGGAGATGGCCAGGAGCGCACCGCTCGTTTCGTCGGCAGAAAGTCCCAATACTGTGGAAGCCTTGGCAACCGAGGTAAAAATAGCCTGGGTGTTTTTCCCGGCCAACGATGTGCCCTGTGCTGCTGCCGATATACCCTTGTACGCCTGCGCTGCGGTCTGCAGGTCTAGCCCCAATTTGTCAGCAGTTGTGCGGACAAATTCCATCTCTTTTGCAGCATTTTGGCTTGACCCTGAAATGGCCCCGAACGCAAGACGCAACTGCCCCAGTTCAGTTCCTGCTTTAAGCAAGGAAGCCGAGAGGGCAGTAACCCCCGCTACTGAAACAAGTCCGGCCAGTGCAGTCTTGAGAGAGAATGCGGCAGACACCAGGCCCCTTACCGGAGCGGTGGCACTTTGCACCTGAGCGCCGAAAACGCGGAGCTCGGCTTGCCCTCGTTTTAGGGCGGCCGAGAGCCCGCTATCTTTCGCGGAAAGGATGACCTCTATTTTTGACCTACTTGCCATATTGCTTGCTCAAAAAATCCATGGTCTCAAAGAAAAGGCTTACCCCGTACCCCCACGCCCCGTGATGTCCGCATGAAATGCAAAAACAGACCTGCTTGCGTAGCAATGTCCTGGGGTCAGCAGGGCTCGTCCTGCGGGGCGCTACCGGCCCACCAGACTTTTCATTCCGGCCAAAAAATCTTTATTGACCTCCTTTACGGCGTCGACGAGCGGTCGCAAGTCGGATGGAGAGCACGACCGCATATCTTCGGTCGAAACCCCGGTGGACATTTCCAGCATGAGAGAGGTGACCATGTCGGGGTTGAAAACCCGGTCAATCATGGTCATGTCCCCATTGCTCCCCAATACGGTATCGAGTTGCAAAACTGTTAATTCTCGAACCTCGATGTCCTTTCCCTTGAAAGATAATGGTTTTACTATTGGCATTATTGATCCTTGATTATGATTTTCGGGGCCCGAGGCCCGTTACATCGGGACGCCGTCGATCCGTCCGGGACTGGATGCGCCGCTCAAGGTTTCGAGCACCAGTTCGAACTGGATCTGCTCGCCCTCGCTGCCTTCCTCGGAAACAAAGTTGATTTCCTGGCTGGCGCTCATCACCACCGAATCCAACTCCATGGTGTAATGATCGCCGCGAAACTCATCGTAGAGATGGGCCAGCACCGCGCATCTGATCTGGACTTGATCGCCGATGGTAATCCGGTAGTCAGACTGTGCGGCCTTGGTGTAGTCGATCAGGGTGGCAACCGTGCCGGCCGCCAATGCCCCTCCGGTTACCGAAGTGATCAGACCGGTGACTGCATCGACCACATAGTCAACTGCCACGGTGTAAGTGGTCCCTGAAGGAGAACTGGTGACCACCACGCCCGATACGTTGCGGGCTGGAGTGGCTCCACCCAGCTGCTTGTACTCTCCAGGGATGGGCATCGTCATTGCTTCATCGGTGACAGTAGCTTGGATGGCTGTCAGTGCGGTAGCCGTTCCAGATAGCGCCCAGGCCAAGTTGGCGGCGTTCCACTCGCGCAGGGTCAACGACCCTTTAATGGTATCGATCTCGATTTTGCTGGCGATGATCTGCCCGGCGCGCTCCACCATCCGAGACTTAACCTCGGTTTTCTTAGTGCTGACCTGGACACTGAGCGGGTAGGCATCGCCAACCTGCCGAAAGTTTCCGGTTTTGACCCCGGACGAATTGACCGGCGCGAGAAACAATGTCCCGGTACCGCTGTATGCTTTGTAGCTCATGGCTATATCCTCTTAAGTGGTAGTGAAACTGCTTGGATTGACACGGACGCCAACCCTGAGCACATAGACCATGGCGCCATTGTCCGGCAGCCGCATGGCCTCAAAATCAGCGACCGATAACTGCTGCGCCCCGTGGCCGGGCAAGCGCGCCCGGTTGAGGGTCTGCTTGGCCGTGGCCACCAGGTCGAGCAGATCGAGGTAGGACTGCTCCTTGTCGTCATCCGGGTAGGATTGGATCTGGACCAGCACCTGGGCGTCCTCCAGGGTGTCGCTCTTGCCGCCGACCTCGGTGCTCTTCTGCAGCCAGAGGTTGGCGGCCGGATACGCTCCCGGCGTGCCGACCCCGCAAGTCACCGAACCAAAGGCGGCACCGGCGACCAGCAGCTGCTGGATGGCCGAAAGCAGATCCGCGTACATCACGCCTCCTCCAGACTGAGCTGCACCATCCCGGCGCCATCGGGATCGATGGCCAGGATGGTGTAGCCAATGCCCCCCAGGGTGAGCACGTCGCCGTTGTTGCCGGTGTCGATGCTCAACGCGGCCACCGCCGCAGCCGAGGCCAGGGCATAGGGGCCGACCCTGACCAACTCGTCACCGGCCAACCGCATGTCGCCATCCAGACAGGCAATCACCTGGAGGGCGGATCCGTTGACCGTACCGGTGCTCCCGAAATCAGTCAGGGCCATGCCGACCACCTCGCTGCCGTCGATCATGGCCTAGAAATACTCCAGGGCCACGATGATCTTGCCGGCGGTGAGCGCAGCGGTGGCCACCGTCGCGACCACCTTGGCTCCAGCTGTGGCGTTCAGGATCGAGGTTGCGGCGGTATCAACCGGCACGACATCGAGCACCGCATCCAGGGAGAGTGACGCCTTGGCGGTGGCAGCTAGTACATCATTGGCCCCTTTGAGCTTGAGCGCCACGGTGGCAGCGCCTCCGGAAGTGACCGCAGTCACGACATGGACCGCTCCGTTGCGCACAATGGCGCCATCGGGGATGGCTCCGCCGCGCAGGGTGATGTCGCCGACCGCGCCGCCGTCTTTGGCAAAATCGTACTCGAAATACGCGACCCGTTTGACCGGCTCTAAACCTTGTAATTGCATGGTATACCTCTATGGTTAAGCGCCGCAGCCCAGCGGACTGCGGCAGGGTTAGTGATAGGGATTAAGCGCCGGCGTTTTTGACCAGAGCCTTCCAGTCGACCGCTTTAGCGGCCGCATCGATGCGCACCTTGTACTCAACTCCATCGGTGCTCCACCCCTGGCGGGTCTCCATGTACGGAGCCTGGTTTCCACCCAGGAAAAAGACTTTGACGGTCTTTCCTTTCGGGCCGGCCAGAAAGAAAGCAGTGGAGCTTGAGGCGTCGAGGCGCGGATCGTATACCCGGGTAAACCGGTTGCCCCCATACGGATTACTGCGAGTCGAATCGACCCCGGATCCAGAGAATTGCCCAGAATTGAAAAATATTTCACAAGCACCCTCGATGGCCACCGGCGCTAAGAAAAACTGCGGGGTGATATTGAGCGACTGCTTGCTCTTGAGATTTTTCTGGAGCTTCATCAGCTTGATGCCCTCGGCGACGGTCGTCTCGCTGATCACACCATTGGTTCCGAGGTTGCCATGGTTGGCGTGGAACAGGGCCACACTGTCACGCATGGCAGCATTGGCGGTAAGGATGGCATAGGGCAGGCTGCCGACCTTGCGGGCCGCTGCTTCTCCCATGGTCATCAGGGTGTCGACCATGCCGCCCAGGTCATCGTTGATGATGGCGGTTCGGGTGATAGCGAACATCTTGCCGTAGGTGGCAATCTGGAAGACCTCCTTGGCATCGCTGCGATCGCCATAGAGATATCCGGTGTCGTTGACGATGGTGTCCAGGTCGTCAAACTCGCTGGTCATCGCCAATGTTTGCTGTTTAAAATCGTTGACATTGCCAGTTGCGCACCAAGTCTGCCATGTCTCCTCGGCGTTGACCCAGCCCTCGAATAAGGATTTGTTGGCAACGTTGGAAAGCAGCACCGGAAGATCAGAGCTAGTCAAGGCCCGGCCAATCATTTCCAGGGGGGATCCTCCGGACGGTTGACCGGCCAGCTGTAAACAGCGGCGGGCCGTCTCGGCCAGGGTGTACCCGGCCAATTCGCCAGCTCCTGGAGCCTGCTGTTCCACGGAGAACCCGGCCCTGATGATTAATCCATCGGTGGAGGCAGCGCGGAATTTATCGCGCTCGTCAACCACGATCTCCACCGCTGGGCGGAAACCAGGGGTGGCGGCTTGGCTGCGGGCGGCGATGGCGTCCATCACCTGGCGGCGGGCCTCGTCGAGGGTGACCTCGGGTTTGAGCAGGGCGGTGCGCAGGGTGTCATCCACCGCAAACCGGGTGCACATGTCGCCAATCTCCACCGCCCGGGCAAAGGCCTGGTCGAGGGCGGCACGGTCAACGGCGTGTTGCGCGGGGACTTCGGCGCTACGTTCTTGAGCAGCAGGCGGCTGAAGTTCTACCGCTGCCCTGTTGTGTTCTTCAGCCATGATGTGTGTCTCCTGTTGCTGATTTACTGGTTGGCTCGGACGCTCTGCCCGAACCTTGGCGGTTACATCGGCACCGACAGGGGTGACCGACATTTCTTTTGGGGTCCAACTGGTGACCACCCGCACGGGTCCGGAAAAAGTCCGCCCCGCGACAATGGCGCTTTGACCGGCTGGGATCACGATGGGTTTTTCGTTGTCCATGCGGCCCACCGACAGATCGGTGATATGTCCTTCGGTGACGCGCAGGTAAATGCCCTCGGCCTCCTCGGCGGTTGAGAACACCGCGCGACCGACCATCTTGTCGCCCTCGATCCTGATGTCTCGATAGCTCCCAATCACCGAAGCGGCTTCGTAGCGGCTATGGTTGTCGAGCAAGGGCAACTGACCGTTGGCTGGCAACTGGCAGCCACTCATCAAGAGCACGGTCGGCAGCAGCTCCCAGGTGTCCCAGTCTCGTTCATTAACTGGTAACTCGCTGGCACCGATGGCCTCCACGCTGCGGGTTACCTCGTCCAATGTGGACGGTTTTCCGGACTGGATATTGCCAATGGACGCTGCCCTATATTGCATTTCTGTGGTCATTGTTCAGTTGCTCCTTGTTGGTCGCCGGTCGGGCCATCAAGCGCGGCCGGGTTGGTCTGCAGGGCGGTGGAAACCTCGCCCATGGTTAAGCCTCGGGTTTCGGCCATCTCGCGGGCCTCGGCGATCTCAATGAGGATCTCTTCCCAATCGCGGCCACGGGCTGCTGAAATCTCCTGGGGCGAACGGAGCAGGCTGGTCATCTGCTCGACGTGCGACTTGCTCTCGCGGAGCATGTCGACCGGCTCCATGCCGGGTACCTGCCAGCGGCCCTCCATCCAGGGGCGAGGGTTGGCCGCGAAACCGGGCAGGGTGAGTTTGCCGGAAAGGTACGCGCTCTCCATAAACGCCGCGAACACCGGTCGGCTCAACTGGCGGATGTGGCGATTTTGCATCGGCCCGATGGACTTGACGAAATCATTGCGGACCCCGCGCAGGGCGTTGTAGTTGAGGCCCTGGTAGTCGCCGGTCAACAGCTCGTAGGTGGTACCGGTGGCCACGGCGACCATCTGGAGGATCATGCGGGTAAACGGCACAAAGGCGTCGCCCGGTCGGCTGGTGGAGTTGAGGTTGATTTTTTCACCGGCCCGCAGGTACTCGATGATAGCATTATCCAGGGTTTCGACCCGCTGGCCGCTCTGCTCGTCGACCGTGCTTCGCAGTTTCTGGAACCCGGCAATATCGTCGGTCTCGACAAAGGCCAGGTACTTGGCAGCCATCTTGGCGCCATCGATCTCGGCCCCCAGGTACTCGTGGAGATCGTCGGCCA